CGTTTTGTAATGCACTTGCGTACACTGAACGGCGTACTCGACCAGTACGCTCCTCATGGCATTAAGTTGCCAAACGCATCACGGCACGCATCAATGCGTCAGCTAACCGCTGTCATGGGCGAACGGCCAGTTGGCGAAATAAACGCTGTCATATCTGTCCTTCGCAACCTGTCAGAGGGCGACAGCCGCATGCCAAGGTTCATACAAGACCCTAACGGCTACTCGCACAGACCAGCTAATTACGCAAACACCGCAGAGCTTAACTCTATATCTGTGGCAGAAGACCTTTCACCAGATGTTATTCCCGGATTTGCAAAAACAATCCATGAGATTGGCCACTGGGCATACTTCAACGTGTTGACCCCAGCAGAGCGGACTACGTTCTGGGATGCTATGGGCAAGTACATCACCGCAGATGGCGTTGATATGGGGATGATAAAGAAGAGGTTGCCTGAGATTGGCGGCAACGAATTGCGTTCTCCGCAAGAGTTCTTTGCACAGCAGTTTACACAGTTTGCAATCTCGCAAAAGAGAGCGGGCGAAACAACTGCGCTGATGAAGCTATGGACAAGGGTTGCTGAAAAGGTTCAAAAGATTATGCGTGCCTTCTTCATTGAAGACGCGGATGCTATTGACGCAGACTTGATGCCTATCTTTGAAAGAATACTTCCAGAAGACGACAGCAGTGTGAACAAGTTCATGCAAGTCGCCAAAAAATACAGCGAGGCTGGGCCAAGGGTTGGGTATCCGGCACAGAAACTTGCAGTGTTCGAGGATATTCGTCTTGAGATAGAGCGTGCAATAGACACTGGCAACGAGGACGCTATCGAAGATGCCCTCCGTGGGTTTGTCCGGGAAGTCTACGCATACTCCGGCAAGCCGGGTAACAAGACGATTACCAACAGGAATACCGGGAAGAAGATTACCCGTGTTCGTCTCTTTGATGCAAGGCAGATTGGCGAGGCGGCAGACGGAACCAAGAAGCATGACTTTGTAAACTCTCATTTCGTGAGACAAAACCTTGTACAAAGAATGTACGCCATACAAAGGCACCTCGCAGAGAACCCTAAAAAGGTACTTAGCGAAGAGGATAGGCTCAACGAAATAGACAAGCTGATAGCCGCACAAAAGGCTGACGACTTCGGTGAACTGAACAAAGCGTCAATGACCTCAACAGTCATGGAGGCTACCGCCGCTGTTGCAGAAGATGCAAGTGAAGGCTTGGTACTGCTCGCTAATGACGTTCTTGGCTCTATCAATGAAGCACAAGTAGAGCTTCGTAGGCGTATCGCAAGAAGCGTTGGCAAGACAGACACAGGTGCTGGTGTAAAGATTACCCCTGAAGGGAAAGAGGTAGCGACACAAGACAGTGCAAGAGGAAACAAATTCAGGAAGCGTGCGCAGAAGCGCAAGCAAGCTGTTGCTGAAAATGCAGAACAAAGTGTGCAAGATACATTGGCCAAAATGGAGGCCGCAATATCTGGCATGCCTAGCAAGATGTCAGCACCAGAGAGTGGGGCAGAGACACCTAGCCTGAAGGGCGAAAGCGTCATGGGCCTCATGAAAAGGTACAAGAAGACGAAAGCGTCCAGCCCAGAAAAACGTGAGATTGCCCAAGAGATTGCAAACAGAATGGCGGCAATACCAGAGCTAACTCCTCTGGAAAAGTTGTCAATGGAGTTTCAGACAGAGTTCTCCGACAGGTTCAAGAAAGAAACAATGTCCTTACATGAGGCGATTGTCGGCATGCAAAGGGCTATGGATGAAGGGAACCTAAAGAAAGCACATGAATACCAGAGCTTTATTGGTGCTGTTCATGGAACTGTAGAGATGCCAAGTCTACTGCGCTCTGTTCACAAAGCTGTTGATACAGAAATGCACCAGAATGTGGGTTCGCAAACAGAAAATGGTATCCCATCAAGTGCGCCACAGGCCGTTAAGAACGCTCTTGGCCTTATAACACACAGAGACAAGAGAGTTGAGTACACAGGCAGAACAATTTTGTACCGTGTTCTCAATCTTATGGGCAAGACAGAAAAGGATTTGGTCAATCAGACCGAGTTCCTAACCTTTGCCGAGCTACAAAACATCATAGGAAATGTAGCTAGTGAAGCACCAAAGGGTGCTAAGACTGCAAGGGCTATAATGGATGAGAGTTACGGAATGTATCTGGGCATGGAAGGTGCCAACAAGAACACTGCGTTGATGAACGCATTGAGAAAGCACTTCAGAAAGCTAGGTACAAATGTATCGAAGCCCGGTGCTCCTCTCCGTATCGTGGCATCTGGTGCGCAAAACGTAAACACCAGCACACAGATAAGAACAGCCTTACACGAGGTTGGTCACATGCTTGTGCGCACGAAGTTTGATGAGCCGAAGATGCGTCAGATACGAAAGTTCCTCGATGACAAGTTGGATGCTGGAGACGAAACAGCGGCCACATTTGTCAAAAACTACGGGCCTGAAGCGGCGGCAGAAGAGTATTTTGTTGATGAGTTTGCTAAGTGGATGGCTGGCCGTGTGTCCGCAAAGGACGCATTTGGTGAGGCCAATCTACAAAACGGCATGATGCGCATCATCAATGAGCTTAAAGAAATGATTGCCTACGTCCTAAACGGCATGGTTAGAAACAAGACGATGCGCCAAGAGTTTAGGAACCTAACAGGTTATGGCGACATGTTCCGTGTAAGAAAGCGTGTGCAGAAGCCAACTTCTCAGGCAGTGGCGGCTACGGACAGCTACGCTATGCCAGCGAGCCTTGCTCCGAGATACGCACAGGAAACTGTTGCAAACATGTCTGACGGGCAAAGGATTGCGGCTAGAGAATTTGTTGGCGCACGAGAAGGCGAAGACCTTATGGACTTTGTTTACTATCACGGTACGCCAAACGGCAAGGCGTTTAGCAGAGCAGAGAACCCGGATGTCGTCTTGGAGCCTTCAGGCAACCAATCTCTTTATGGCCCCGGCATCTACGTCACAAAGAAACAGGGCGTTGCCGAAGACTACTCGGTCATAGGACACAGGGCATCATTTGAAAGAATGATTAACGAGGCAACAGATGACCCAGCCAAACGTGCGGAAGGTGCAGAAATATCGGGCATGTTGATAAACGTGCGTGAAGAAATAAACACCATCCAACGCGAAATGGACGGCACGCAATACAGCCAGCAGACACTCGACAGAGCAAAGCGTATTACCAGTGGCGAGCTTGAAGACTACAGTACAGACGGCTTTGACTACCAGCTATCACAGTACCAGCGTAGGCTTACAGAAAAGGTCGCTGAAGAAGATGCGCTTTGGGAAGCTCTGGAAAGAGCAACGGGTGCCACAAGAAAGCCAGCAGTTCTACCTCTTCTGGTTAGGGCAGACGAGACTTTCAACATGGACGCAAACACCTTCTACAGATTTGGCGAAGGAACAAACAGCATAAACTGGCTTATAGATGAAATGGCCAAGAGGGGTGTTATACCTACTGATGGTGCCATGAAGGTCATGCAACGTATAGGCACCAGAGATTTTAGTGGTGAGGACTTGTACGAAGCACTGATTGAAGGCGTGCGTGAACAAGGCATTAGCGAAAATGACGCAAAGGCAGAGATAAACGGGTTCATAAAAGACCTTGGGTACGACAGCATGCGCATCACAGAGGTCAACCCTAACAGTCAAGACATGATTGAAGCTATGGTTTTGTTTGAGCCAACACAGGTAAAACATGTTGATGCCCAGACATTCGACTACGAAAGCCCGGAGATATACCAGCTTCGTCTTGGCGACAACGGGTTCTTGGGAGAGCTTGGAGAGGCCATCATTGACAACCCAGACGTTGATATACCACAAATGCGTGCGTCAATTTTGAACGCGGCTGAAAGAATGGGTGCGCCAAAGGCTGTAAGAGAGTTTATAAACAAGACTACCAGAGGCGAAGACCTTACGCCAAGCGATATTGAGGGTGTAAGCAATGCGTACAAAGGTAATTTACTTGGTGAAAATTCAGCCTTTTTCAGAAAAAATGGGGCGGCTTGGATTGGCAACATACTAAAGCCTTCAAACGGTGTTGGGCTTTTCCAAAAACATAATGCTGACTTAGCCAAAAGACTTCAGCCAGCACTGACTGCACTGCGCAGTGTGCCTGACTATGGAAACTCTGCAAGACGGTTCTTTGAAAAGTCAAAAGGACTGGCGGCTCCGCTGATGAAGTCAGCAAGAAAGACAAGCCAGCCAGCTTCACATGACCGTATCATGCGTGCATTGCGTCAAGACGATTTGTCTTCACTCTCAACTGGCGAGCGTGCAATCGCACAGCAACTAGCGGATGTCTTTGCTCAGGAATTAGTAGACCTAAGAGCCGCTGGATATAATGTGGGCGATGTTTTAAGGCTTGGTAAAAAATACTATCTGCCACAGGCTTGGGACACAGGCATGATTAGGGATAACCCTCGTAGGTTCCTAAATCTTATGACAGACAGGTTCATCAGAGACAGGCGACAGGCTGGCATGAGCGCAGACCGCGCAGAGGCGGAGCTTGCGGCGAAAGCTATGATGGAGCGCATGCTTGATACAGATGGGCGCATTGATACAGACCCAATCCTCAACAAGAAGATGCAGTCTGACCCGTTCTATCAGCGTATGATTAACCTTGACCCAGAAGAAATTCCAGAATTTGAGGAGTTTTTGGTGAATGACCTTGAGGGTCTCGTCACTCGGTACTTCGACAAAACTACTCGGAAGCTCATCTTGGCAAGAGAGTTTGGCGTTCAGGGCCACGGCTTCATGAGCTACCGTGCTGTTGCAGAGGGTGGTTTAGATGCGGCCATAAGAGTTCTGCAAACAAGCAAGATTGTCAAAAGCGTGCGAAGAGACATGGAGGTTGAGGCTGAAGTCGAAGATGTTGTTATTCCTCCTTTGCGTAAGACTGATGACGAAATCAGGTCAATCCTTTCACAGGTACAGCAAATGGTAGGCGGGACGAGCGCACAAAAGGCCGCGCAAAAATCTGCCGCCATAGACTATTTGTTCAATCACGGCGAGCTAACAAGCATGGATGTCGCCATGAGAAACAACTGGCGCAAAAGAGTAGAGGGCATAGTCAACGCTATGGCAGACTTCCCAATGCCAGCGCATGCAAGGTTGCTTAAACAAATGGACAAGATGTTCAACGCCATCAACAAGCGTCCTATTGACGGCGGAGACGGCACTGAGCTTGTAGATAATGTCAGCCGCAAGGTCAGGGGCTTCAACGCGGTGACACTGTTGGGGTGGACAACCCTTACATCTGCACCAGACGCTGTTCTACCACTAATTCGTAGCGGCAACTTTACGGCTTGGGCAAAGGGCATGAGACAAATCATGCAAAAAGACCCGTCATACAGACAGGCGGCACGAGATATTGGCGTAGGCATTGAAAACCTAATCCATGACCGCATGACACACATGGCTGGAGAAGGTTCACAGCGGTTCACAAACGCATTTTTCAATGCAACATTGCTAACACCTTGGACTAACTTCATGAGAGAAGCCTCTGCAATCGTTGGATTTAATGCGATGAAGGCAGAAGCTGACACAGCAAGACGACTGGCCCAGCAGGGCAAGTTCGGGACAAGATACAAGACGGCAGTCAGGTTCTTGGCCAGATACGGTCTGGAAGATTACGGCGACCCGCAAGGGCCGCAACTCATGGATGTTACACAGCATGTGCGAGACGACAAGATACGCTATGCAATCATGCGGTTTACGTCAGAGACAATCTTTACACCAGACCCGAACGACATACCACTTTGGGCGCAAACACCAGTTGGGAAGATTGTGTTCCAGTTGAAGTCCTTCCCAGTAATGATGCAACGCATGGTATTCGGCGAAGGCGGAGTGATGAGCGAGGCGTTTGGAAAGAACCCAGACGGCACCTACAAAGGTAACTTTGGGCCATTGCTGGCTCTGGTGACGGCTGGCTCTGCTTTTGGTGGCGGCTCGCTTGCACTAAAAGACTTGGCGCAGTCTCGTGGCGGTAAAGACGACAGAAGCCGGGAGCTTCGTGACAGAAAGATTAGCGACACAATCTTTGCTGACATTGCGAAGGCTATGGGCGTAGACCCCAAGGATTATGCTGGCCGCCCAGACGAACTGATAGGCTGGTGGCTTGAAGGTATTGTTGCTGTAGGTGGCCTCGGCTTCCTAGCAGAGCTTATGTACAACTCCGCAGAGCAACTAGATAACGGTGCATACGGAGCCACTAGAATAGCCAGTGGAATACTCGGCCCCGGCGTAGGCAACTTTATGGATGTTATAAATGTCGGTGCTGGCATTGAGCAAGGACTTCTCGGAGACGGGGAAAGTGCTGGGAAACAACGTCAAGCGGCTCGAACAATAGCCGGAAGAGTGCCAGTGCTTGGTGGTATGCGTAGCTTTAGAGAAGGCGCGGCAGACTTGATGGGCGACCCAAGAAGCACAAACAAGAATGGGCCGAAGCCAAAAGACCCATTGGCCAAATTTAGGAAAGAGATATGAGCAAGTACGCAACAGAGTTCTTTACATACAACGAACTGAGATGCAGGGGCTGTGATGGCTCCTGTGCTTGGTCTAGGCAAGACAAGCCGTTGTTCAATGTAGATGAGAGAGCTTTGGGTATGCTTTCAGAGTTCCGCAAGTTGATAGGCAAACCGTTCACACCAAACTCATGCACAAGATGCCCTATTCACAATGCTCGTGTAGGTGGAGCACCCAAGTCACAGCACAGGGCTACGTTTGACAAGCCAGCATACGCCTTTGATGTGCCACTTGTCGCTCCAAAAGAAGACATAATCAAGGCCGCAGAAGAGGTTGGCTTTATGGGTATAGGCGGTAATTACAAAACATTTGTCCACATGGACGCAAGATTAAGGAAAGCAAGATGGTAGACAACATAATCGAGTTCCCAATGAAACAGCAAGACGAACTAAAGATAGAGGTGCATCTTGATGTAGCGCCATCTGAGGTTCTTCTGGAAGCTGACAGCAATGAACTCGAAAGTGTTATCGTCTTGGGTTTCAAGGACGGGCATTTTTACGGAACATCAAGCGAAAGCGACCCGGCCCAAGTAATACTGATGATGGAAAAAGCTAAAGCAATAATACTGGAGAGCATGTAATGGAAACCCTAATGACTGCGCTGTTTGGAGGCGCAACTGGCATCCTTGGGACTGTAATCGGGAAGGCCGCTGGCTACTTCGAGAAGAAGCAAGAGATGGAAATACTGAAGGAAAACAACAAGCACGAACTTGCGCTACAAGAAATGCAGATTAGCGCACGGGCGCAAGAGCTTGAAAGCGAGGCAGTTATCGCAGAGACGAAAGCCTTCTCGGAAATGCGTTCAGCATCGTATGAACATGACGCATCCTTCGGTCAGCCATACAGGTGGGTCATTACTTTGCTCAGGCTGGTACGACCAATCCTGACAATTATGCTTATTATACTAACAGCGATATTGTTTTTTAATCTGTCGGAAAACGGCCAAGACGAAATTGCAAGCCAAGTCATATTTTTGACAGGCATGAGCATCTCTTGGTGGTTTGGCGACAGGTATAAAGGAGGTGGCAAATAATGCACAAGGGAACAGGGAATGTAATGCCGAAGAACGCTCGGCCAACAGATTATGGAAAAGGTGGTAAGTACGGAAACATGATGGCTTCGTCTTGCCCATGCGTAGCAATGAGGAATGACAATGGCAAGTCGAACAAAAAAATCAAAATCATCGCGGTCAAAAGGGTCTAAGAAGGACGCTTGCTACCATAAGGTAAAGGCTCGCTATAAAGTTTGGCCTAGTGCTTATGCCTCTGGGGCTTTGGTCAAATGCCGAAAGGTCGGCGCAAAAAATTGGGGCAACAAAAAGAAAAGGAAGAAGTAAATGTACGGAAAGAAAAAAGGCAAAGGCGGTAAAAAGAAGTGACCGCCAAGAAAAACGAAGAAGTAGCCAAGCTCTACGAAGAAGCGACTAGGGCTTGGGCTTCTGGCAACAGATTATCAAAGAACCGAACGATACATATCAATAGGTATGTGCTTCGGAATAGGGCGAAGAATGGCAAGAAAGGGAAGTGATAGCCTTCGTAAGTGGTTTAGCAGAAACCGTGGGAAGGGTTGGATAGATTGTAAGACAGGGAAGCCGTGCGGTCGCAAGAAGGGCGAAAAGCGCAAGGGCTACCCTGCTTGCAGACCCACGAAAGCTCAGTGCAACAGCGCGGCACGGAAGAAGAAAGGGCCAAAAAGGATTAGCTGGAAAAAGAAATAGGAGGACATTATGGAACCGCTGGCTACCGCAGTCGCCGCTTTTAGCGCGGTAAAGGCGGGTATAAAAATAGGAAAGGACGCTCAGTCTCTTTTCAAAGATGTGGCGAAAGCGTGGGGTGCCATCGAGGCAGTTAAAAACGACCACCACAAAGCAAAAAACTCTGTAAAAAATAAACTAATGTCGGTTGAGGAAGAGGCGATGGAAACATTCATTGCTAAAAAACAGGCCGAGGATATGGAAAAGCAGTTGCGAGAGATTGTCTTGGCAACTAGGGGCATCAACGGCTGGCAAGAACTGATAAAGATGAGGGCTGATGTTGCTCGTCAGAGAAAAGAAGACGAGAGGGCGGCAAGAAAACAGGCGGAGGAAAACCTAGAACACATAATGGTTGCTACAGGCATAGTGCTCTGCGTTGCAATGGTAGCTGGTCTTATATATTTCGTCTTGTCAGCAAAGAATTTGATATAACTTGGCCGTCAGTTCCTCCGGGGAACCGTTATTTTGTACGGTGAAATCCACTTTGAAGTCTTGCTCTTCTGATATATGCCCTGATTGCTGTATATCAGGGCGCACAATACGAATAACGTAACCGTCCATTTCACGAATAATGCGAGCTTCATTCTCGTACCGAACGTCATCGGTTACGACACCTATGTTTAAGTTGAGGAGTTCTTGGGCTTGATGCGCCCACATGTTTACCCATACATCCTCACCAATAGTCTGTCGTCCCCACTCTGTCCCCAAGGTTTGCATTGCAAACCGTGGCGTTTTTCCGCACAAAAGCGAGTTTGGTTTTTCCTTGAGTGAACCCTCAATGTGATTGTAGTCAAGGCCAACAGACCTTAACATCGTCTTGAGGGGGTCTGCCATTTTCAGCTTTTTGAAATCTGCTGTCGAGCAAAGCCAGTCTGCCGCCATTGTTTTTCCGCTACCGATAAATCCAGTGAACCCTACAACCATCATGACAATTTACCTTTTTCTATTTCAAGTAACTCTGCCCTAACCTTGCGAAGTTTATCTTTCGCTTTCTTGATTTCAATCTCCCAATCCTCACGCTTTTCGTTGTGGAAGCCACGGTCGTATTCCCATCGAAGCTCTTCGATGCGCTCCTTTACCGCCACAATCTGCGCCTTTAGTTCGAGGGCAATCTCACTCATCCTCTTCACCTTCAAGTATAAATTTGTCAGGTTGAATAAACATGACGGGTATGTGGTGCTTACGGGCATACTCTATTTCCCTTGTAACACCGATACTCTTCTGCCATCCGTCTAGCATTAAAACCGCCATACCCACAGCAGAACCCAAGTATTCAAAGTCTATCTGCAACCATTCTGTTGTTGAAAAAGCTAGTGGCCACCTTGATTGCTCAACATAATATGAGTGTGTTACTGGGCTAAATACATTCATCCCCATCGACATCATCATGTGGGCGCACCTTGTCACTTGCTCTACCCGTTCTTCTCTTTGTGTTTCGCTGGCCGTACCATTTAACGTGTACGGCGAAGCTAAATATATTAATCCTTTTCGAGTGGCTTCCACCGTTTCCAGTGGAGGCACGCCTCTTGACAGCCCTTCTTGCATGTAAAGTCTCCATTCTTATCTGGCAAAGCGTTTGCACATGTGCGCTTCGTCTTGGGTACTGGCTTGTTTTCCCAGCACACCTCACGTTTGAAGCACCCACGGCACCGCCAATCTGTTTCGTCTTTTGAAATTCTTTTACAACTGCCAGCCAGAATGTTCTCTACTCTTTGTGACAGGAAAGCGTAATAAAAATCATCAAATTCTATTTCTTCTTCAGCGTATTCGCTCGTGTTCTTGTTGTAAGACACGAAGAAACACTTCTGTATTTTCGCTAACCCCATCATGAACTGCACCTGTGCGTAGTAATTGCGGTGCGATACCTTTACTCCGTCTTTCGCAAAGCTCTTGAACTTGTTGTCGTTCATAGATTTTATTTCAACCAGCCATATTTCACCGTCTGGTGCTTCGTAAAGCCCGTCCGCGTGACCTATTGCATGGCCATCAAATCCTGTGTACTCCCATTGCTTCTTTGTCATGGGGTCTTTTTCCATGACATTGATGCCAGCGAACTTCAAGTCTCGAACAACATCGTCTTCGATACGGTGGCCGTCTCGGAAAACTCTTGCGAGCCTTGGGTCTGGTGGGGTGTCTGTATATCCACGAAGAGCAAAATGTATAGCCGCCTCGCACTCGTTGCCTATGCCGGAAGCACCAATGTAGGAACGTGTTTTTTCTTTTTTCTTCTGGTTCCGCTGTGCCTCATCGAGACGGTAAACAAAATCTATACCCAATGTACTGCTCCGTGTGGGTTGGTGAGGGCGAGGAAGGGAGATACCCCGCCCTCGTCTCGGTTAAAATGGTATGTCATCATCCAAGTCGGAAGGCGCACCCGTGGCATCGCCGGAGGAAGCGTTGCCAACGGGTGTAGTTCCCAGCTTGAAGAAGCCAGTAACTTTGGAACCATCACGTTCCACGCCATCACTATCTGTGTACTTATCCAAGCCCACAGACACACCGACCTTCAGCCCACGAAGCGTAGCAATATCTCCGGGTTTATCAGGGTTGGGATGATTACCGAAGGTCAGTAACTTTTTAAGGGTTTCGCGCCCAATGCTTTCAGCTTTTGGATTGGCGTTGATAATGTTTATCATGCCACTGATAACACCATCATCATTGCCAAGCGTGTACTTGACTGCACGGCCACCCGATTTCGTCTCATACCACTCTGCCCAAGTGACGGACACTTCGTGTCGTCCGGGTTTTAGTACCTGTGCCTGTGTTGAGAACTCAACAGAGGACAGGTCAAGGTCTTTGAATGAACTCATATTCTTATGCTCCTAACATTTTGTATTCATCATCTGACATGTCGAGACGCTTCAGCAAATCGACAACATTACCAGTTTTTTCTACTGGCTTGAGACGGCGTTTTTCGTCTCGAACCTTACCATGCCAGCCCTTCACCTCATCAGTGATGATGTAGCGAAGAACCTTTTGCTTACCTTCTTCTTCGTGTGTCACGCGAACACCGCAGAAAACACAATCGAATATTCCGGGAAGCTGTTGCATCGTTGCCTTGCCATCCACCATTGGCCAATACTCTGTTTCGCCGTTCTCGTTGGTGTTTTCTTTTGCAAGGCATGTGACAATAACATGAAGGTTCATATCCCTAATCGCCTTACATGCGCCTATCATCTGTGCCGCATGGTTCCCCCAAATAGCAAAACCGTCTTCTTGTTTTTTGCCTTTGGCCTTTGCATCAGCTATGGCTTCAGCTTTCGCGTGTTTGTATGACAGGTACGAAAGCTCGGTTAGGCTGTCTATGCCTATCCATTTGTAGCCAGCTTGCGCAAACTCATCGCTTCGTGTCCATTTGTAAATGTCCATGAAGCTGTATTCACCCTTGTCTGGGTTCGATTGGCCACCCCAAGTTTGGAACGGTAGGTAGTCGATACCCCCATCCCGAATTGATGACAGGCCGCTCTCACCAGAAATGATAAATCCTTTGCCGTATTCCTTTTGGAAATGAGACATCTGCGTGGTCTTACCCCACCCATGATGTCCATACAAAAGAACTTTGCGGCGTGCAGTCTCTTCGTCTGCCGTGTTCATTGGTTTGAACATTAGTCGCTCCTTGTAACTTTGATTGATACTGGCCCCGGATTGCGTGTAAGCGCAGGAAGAAGTGGGGCTTGTTGTTCTGGGTCAAGACGCTGGAAAACTCTCTTGTCCACTGTGAGCCTACGCTTCACATGGTCAGGTATCTCCTCGTCTTGATAGATTTTATGGAGAAGGTCTTGGTTCCAAGTGTACCGTTCCTGACGGTTTATTGTGAGAACCTTGTTGCCAACCACCCGTGAGTGTTCCCCAAAATCTTCTGGAAAATCTGCGATGATTTGCTTCTCGATACGTTTGATTTTGTCATCGAGTTCATCTCTTTGACTTACGAGATTTTCGTAATCCTCAATCATTCTTGAGGTTTCACGGCTCTCGCTACCGCTACTAAGCATATCCCAATCGGACATATTTTCGCCTCCGTTTTAGTTTCAGTAAAAACACCCTATAGCAGTTTCGTTTGTGATACAACATGTATCGCGTACAAAACTTTGTACCGCACATGATACAAATGTTGAAGATATTATATATGTGTGTAAATGTATCGCCATTAACACACACGGAAGAAAAGGAGAGAGGTATGCAGTTCAACGCAAAGCAGTTGATTGATGATTGCGGAGGCGTTCGAGCGGTTGCGGAGGCTTTGGGGAAGCACCGAACGGCACCGTACAGAATGATGAAGACACGCCACATGACAACGTGGCAACTTGAAATCCTAAAATATCAAAACCCAGACATAAACCTAGACGATTACTTTGAGGACACGAATGAACATAGAAACACTGAGTGAGGCTCTTTATGACCAAGCCGTGAAAGCTGTGGAGATGGGGTGGACAATCTTCCCCCTCTCTGTTTCAAGCAAACGGCCATTGAACGAATGGAAGCATTACCAAACAAACCCAACAACCATAGAGGAAGTTGACGATTGGTTTGAAAATGGTGCGCCCACGACCAACGGTAGCCGTGTCAAGTTATTTAACTTGGCACTGGTTACTGGTGATATATCGGGCGTTGTAGTGCTGGATTGCGACAACGAAGAGGCTGTCGCCTACGCGAACAAGAACAATCTTGTGTCGCCTTTTGCTGTAAAGACCACACGGGGCATGCACTTTTACTTTGCGCACGGTGGTCACGGCAAAAAATTTCAGAATAAAGTTGGGGGAACTAGCTACGATTGGCCTTCGGTACATGGGCTAGACCTTCGTGGAGACGGCGGGTATGTGGTTATGCCGCCTTCAGTCAAGACGGACAAAGAAGGAAAGGTTGTTCACACATACGAGTGGGACATTGGATATGGACTTGGGTGGGACGACCTTGAAGATTTTCAATGGCGTGGCGCACCAACAAGCGTGTCAACAGATGCGCTGACGTTCGAGACGCTGGACTTGTCCAATGTTTCAATCCATACACCCGATGCAAATGCAACCGTGTGGGAGCAGACCGAACAACGTGTCGCCGTTCTCGGTAGGAAACTACAGGAAGGAGACGGAACTGACGCTTGGATGGTTCGTTTCTGCGGTCAAAAGGTTCGGCAAGGGGTGCTGGGAAGTGACCTTGAGCATGTAGTGCGTAACTATTACGCCGAATTTTTTGAAGATGAGTACCCAAAAGAAGCCACAGACCGCTGGCTTGTAGCCAAAATGCGGTCAGCAGTCGAAATGGACATGCGAAACTACCCCGAACAGTACGACAAAGAGGGGAACCGCATAGAGAAAAAGAAAGAGGTGGCTGTAATTGACACCTCTCGGTTGGTTCCAATCTACGCAGATGCTGTCGAGCGGTTGCTGTCAGAGATGCGAGACGAGGTTTACTGGGTAAATCCGTTGATACCAGAAGGTACAATTACACAGGTTGTTGGGTTCAATGGTCACGGCAAGTCGTACTTTTTATCTGCGATGCTGAACAGCATGGCGGCTGGACGAGACGAGTTCGGCCCATACGAAACACCAAAACCCGCAAGGGTTTTTTACATGGACTACGACAACCCAAGGCGAACAGCCTTGCGTAGGCTACGAGACTTCAACAAAACATTCGGCTATACAAATCAACACTTTGGCCTCTGGTCTCCAACCCTGATTTCTTCCGAAGACGGCGGGGAGGTTGACCTGA